TCGCTCTTACGTTGAAACTCTCTGTTTGCCCATGTCTCGACGGGCTTAATGTGTTTGATGCCGGACGTTCTGCCGTATGTGCCCTTTTTATTCTTGATCACATGACCGTTCTCGAGCAGATGCGTCAGCTGATAGTGTATGTTGTGCACTACCACGTCGCCCTTGCTCAATTTCTTGACTCTCCATCCGCTGGCGTATTCTCCCGTTTTCCTCGGTGATGTGTTTTGCAGTTTCTCAACGGCCTCGTCTGCCGTTTCGATAGCAGCTTGACCGAGAACCTCGTTAACGTGCTCGTCGAACTCGTCGAGGATCTGCTTCATCTGAATACTCACGGATTTTGTAGCCTTAGCCATTGTTAACCCTCTTCTCGCATATAAGACGGATTCCGTCCCTCTGAGCATCCCAATCGGTTCGGATGATGTTGTAATCCTCTCCCTCCCAATTGATAACGCTCTGCCCGGAATAGTCCTCTCTGTTCGTCAACTCGAACGTGATTGACGGGTGCAGACCCGCCTGTGCTGCGTTGTAAAACTCCGCATTGTACACGCCTCGAGGTTGAACGAACACAGTTGTCGTTATCTCCGGGACGAACTCGTTTCCGTAACCGTCATACGTCGGAGCGCCGTAAGCCTTTAACGTTGCTACGCTGTCGTACATTACGCCTCACCCCAATTCGTATAGCCCGTACACGTTACCAGCTGGGCCTTTTGTTCGTCGTACGACCTTTTAAGTCTGTCCGCATCCTCAGGCAGCCCGAACTGAAATTTGCAATACGTAATGATTGCCCTTGTAACGAGTGCGTCGATTATCTCCGGGAGCACGACCCCAGCGACACCGAGATCGAGCTGAGCAGATGTGATAAGATTCGTCAGCTCGTCGTCGTATGCCGTTGTTGTGATCCTGAGAGCCTTTTTCACTTTTTCAAGCATCACGCTCACCTCTTTCGAATACTATTTCTTTTTCTTTGCCGTCTTTGCTTCGGTCTTTTTCTCGTCTACTCTAACGGCGTTATTAAAGGCAATGAGCCTCGAGGCCTCCGCATCGGAAACCTCGAGAACTGTACCTTTTGCAAAGCGAACCGCCGTGTCATGGAGCAGTTCGATTTTCATTATTCAGCAACCTTTGCAAAGAACTTGTTGCCAACTACGCCGATAGCTGCCGGCTGACGTCCGAGGATCCTTACCATATCGGAGGTCATGAGGCTTGTATCGTCATATTTGAACTCGATAGCGTCGCCCTTAGGCAGATTCATCATTACGCCGGACAGATCTCCGATGATTGGAGCTGTTGCAGCGTCAGAGAACAGAACCTCAAGGCCGTCAAACGGGTCCACTCCGTACTGTGCAGCCATCTGAAGCGCTCTATACTGTGCGTACTGTGCCGGGCTTGCAATGATTACGAGGTTCTCTGCTGCGCTTGACAGGAGTGCTCTTGCATTTACGAAATCTGCGATGTTGCCCGCAGCGGTTCCTGTCTTTGCAACGGCTGGAGCGTTCTTTGTAGCTGTCTGAGGCGCTCCGAGGATAGCTGCAACAACTGCGTTCTCCTCTGCCTTGATGATTCCTCTTGCTACCTCGTCATAGATGTATGAGAGATAAGCCTCTCCGCTCATTGAATCAAGAGCCTCGTCGGATACGCTAACCCACTTCTTGAATGTAACAGGAGCGAGGTTTACGATACCGAGAACGAGTGCCTCCTCTGCAACAGCATTTCCGCCCTCTGTGTGTGTAGCAGCAGCTGGAGCGTCGATTTCGAATCCGACCTTTACGTTCCCGGCTGCGTTCATTCTTCTGACTCTTCTGAGGATCTCGCTGTCCTCGAGTCTCTTTGCTACGATTTCGCCAACGAACGACGGAACAGGAATAACGCCGTTTGTGCCTGTGGTTACGTTGTCGCTCAGGAGTGCTCTGCATTCTTTGTCGGAGCCTGTCTTAACGAACTTTGCAAATGCCTCAATATACTCATGAGAGTTTCTGATTTCCATTGACATTTTCTTTTCTTCCTTTCGTGTTTCAATTACCTTGCCCGCACCCTCTGCAACGGCTTTTGTTGCGTTTCTCTTTTCCTCGAGTTCTGCATTGAGTACGGCTTTTCTTTCCTCGATTGCTTCGAGTTCTGCGTTGAGAGTTTCGATACCCTCTGCATCAGCGTCAGCCAGCTCGACAACGATCTGACCCGCTCTCTGCTCAATCTCCTCGAAACCGAGGTTCATGATTTCGTCTCTTGTCATTTGTTACCTCCTGACATGATCGCTTTTGCTTTAACGATTGCTCTTCTACGCTCTGTCTCGATTCTCTCCGCCTCGAGTCGCTCCGCTCTGATCTGCTCGATCACTCCGTCGGTAAGATTGCGAACTGATATGCTCGTTGCATCGTTCGCCGGGATTGAAACTGCACTAACGTCGAAAAGTTTGGATATTCCCGTAATGGTTCGAAGTATTTCAACACGTCCGTCCTCTGCCTCTGTGCGGAGTTCCTCGTCCTTGTCGACAATGAATCCGAAACTCATTTTGTCGGTATATCCGCCGGCGATCTCCTCATAAAGCTGGCGTCCCAGCTCGGTACCTCCGAGATCTGCCTCAATAAATAAACCCCGCTCGTCTGTTGAGACGCTCAGGGTATTATTGCTAATACGGGCGAACACTCTGCCCTCATGGTTGTACTGCATGATTACATCGGACATATCCGTGTTATCAAATGCAGATGCGTCGACCTGTTCTCTGTAAACGAGATCGTCGTCCTCATATAGCGTGTATGGCTCGTTGAATGTCGAGGCGTATCCGTTGACGATTTTTCTCTCCTCTGCCGGATCCTGATCGTCATCGGCCCGTGTCACTATGTCGAGCCTCATATCTCTGTATTCTCTATTCGCTTTCATCGGCATCGTCTGTACCTCCGTTAATCTTTTCCGTTGCCGGATAGTATTCGCCTCTGATGATTCTCTCGTCTCCGCCCTCAACGTGCGGGAGATTCCAAATATCACGGACGTCGTTAATACTAAAAATGCCCCTGTCGAGGAGCTGACTTGATACGTTCAATTTGTCGGCGTTGCTCATGTATTGCAAACGATTTGACGTCGCCATGAGTTCCGAACCCTGTGCACGTTCACGCTCGGAGAATAACGCCTTTGTTACGGCCTCCGAAAACTGTATTGCAAACGGCTCGACCGCACCCTCATAAAACGCCGACCATGCATCTCCGTACGCTTTGTTTTGGAGCACGTCCTCATTAACGCCGAAATAGTTGTAAACGTTCTGTCGAATCTGCTCCATCTGATCAGCGTCGACCGTGTACGGCTTAACGTCGATTTGCTTAATGTCCTTGTACGTGTTCGGGAATAACAGGAACCCGCCCGCCGATGATTCCGTCGACAGATTCTCAGCCGTGAAACGCTCACGTTCTTTTGCTAAATCGTCAGGTTTCGCAAAATTGGAAAGCTGGGCCATAAAGCGGAACGTGCTCGTATTTTTAACAGCCTCCTCGATGCCCTGATTCTGAATGTGTATCAGCTGCATCGTGTCGTGCAACGGAGCATTTGACGAACCGAAAAAGTCGTCTCTGTATTGGTGCTTTGTCAGAACCGCACACTTGCGAAACTCGACCGCTCCGACCTGTCCGTTTGAAAACTGATAACGGATCCATATCTCGCCGTCATACTCGACCAATGTGCACATTGACGGGAGCACCGGGAACAGGCCCGTTATGATCATCCGCTCGTCGAACACAGGGACAATAAAGCAATTATTCGTTACGTCCAAAATCGTTGACGCCCTATAGAGGAACTGCGACCAAGTCTGCCATTGGTTCGGGCCTTGTCTCAGCTTGCTCTGTAACGACGGATTAGCGGAACCAATCAGTTCGATTTTCAGTTTGCTGATATGTCTCGCCCTCGCATCAATCGCAGATCTGACGATTTCGCTCTCATAGATTGCCCCGCCCCAGCTCGTGAAAACGGGCTGATACGCCGTCAGAGTCTGAAAGAGTGTGCGGGCGTTGTTGAGTGCCTCGTCGCTCTTTTTCGCCTCCTCCGGGCGAAATATTCTGTCAAATAGTGACATCCTGTTGACCTCTCTACTCGTTCAATAACTGTTGACCGATCTCGCCATACCACTTTTGACGAACGCAGATAGCGTC